CATACAATATAACCACTTAAATTTAAAAGCCCACTCAAATAAGTGGTCGAAAACTGAAGCATCTCTTCAGTTAAATCGCCTTCACGACCATCGCTGAATTTGAGTCTAACGCTATTTTCGTCAGATTTAACTAGCCTCAATGCAGGTCTAGGTGTTGGTAAACCAATCGCCATTTCCGGGCATGCTTGTTGGTATTCGAAATAATCTGATAACTCATCTACAGCAAANTGAAAGCGCTTATGACCACCATCAAATCTAACGCTATCACCCAATAAGCATGAGCTAATACCTACAGTGATTTTTTTATCTGATGTATTGCTCATATCACTAGAGGTAAGAAGATTAACCATCATTGCCACCTTATATGAAATCACTTATATACGAAATTGATTTATAGTAATAATTGAATTCATATTAGTAACATTGCACTTTATTTACTAGCTTTATAAATCACTACTCCACACTCTAATAAAACAAACAAAAAAGCCCCACTGAAGTGAGGCTCATAAGCTGCTGACGTTGTAGTTATTCTTATCACAATATCAGCTATTTTACGATCGTAAAGTATTTTATTAAATCTTCTCTACATACCTATCTAATTCTAATTTTATGTCTAACATCATCAACATTCCGTCAATGACCCCCTCCGCTTTTTGAAGTTTTTTCCCTATATGGGTATCTGAGCATTTATGTTCTCTAGCTAGCTGCATGAATGTTTTCCCAAATAAATAATAATCCAGTAGCAGGTCATGCATCTCTCTATTCTTTATACTTAATTGAGCCATACAGCTAGAGATAATCATGGCGTCATCTTCACAACATTGAGGTCGAGATTTCACCTTACTAGGTATTAAGCGACTAAATCCTGCCGCTGTCGAATACCATTGAACTGACTCGATGTTATCCGCAGCCCATGCGCCCCACATTTCTAGTACTTGTTGAATATTACGCATCCGTTACCTCGTATTAATTTGCGAGCTTTTGCCGTCGGATTCAGCGTTAATACGTTTAGCTATAGAAATGGCACTATCTGATTCTTTGGCGAGATTTGAAGTGCCTCTTTCTCTTGTCTTGTACATAGTCATTAATCGCCCATTTATCACAGCATGATTTTCAGCCTTAACATCGGTAGAATATTTTTTTACTGTCGCGCGATAGCATCCTAGGTACCGAGAAACCTCTGCCATGTTTCCATATGTCTTAATAAGCAACTCTGGAATAGTCGTGATTTCAGCTTTCATAAATCCCCCATCTGATAAGTGATCCCTTGCTGGTACCAATCAGGTAACGTGAACTCAATCCGACCTATTACACCGCTAGCCCGTAGCGCCTGAATTCTTTTAAGCTCAATCTTCATGTGCTGATACAACTCATCCATTTGCCACGGTTTCAACTTCACTGAAGTACCTGCTAAACGAGCTACGCGGTCAATCGTCATTTCGCTGTAAGTGATAACAGCGTGAGCATTGAATTCATGTGGGTCTTCGCCGAGTTTTCGATGGCAACCTACGCAGTGAGCGAAAGCATTAAAGGGATGGTATCGAGTTGATTTGTGTCGTCGTGATTTGAAATGTGAACAGTGGAGTTTTGAAGGTTCGTGTCTAAATTGTCTTCCGCAGTAGTCGCATTCATAATTTGCTCTTTCCCGGACCAACTGCGAGAACACAATATCGTGCTTGTCGCGTTTTAATGCCATTTATTTCTCCTGAATACCCCACTCAGCGACTACAATCACAACCATCGGGCTTTCGCTTAACTCTATCGTCCTCATAGCATCTACGGCATGCGGTAATATAAATTTGCGCTTTAACATTCCAGCACACTTCCTGACCGCATCATTTGATTTATGAATAGCCCAGCATAATTTAAGGGTAGTAAGTGCGCTCATAAACACTTCAGCCTCATTTCTCATCTCTCTTGTTGCTCCTTAAGTTTCATATACTCCGAGTTATTGGGGATGATGATTGGGATGCCTTTCTCAATACACCATTGCTCATGTTTCTCCATCATGTAGAGCATCCGTGCTTTATCCATCTTGCTAGTTTTCTCACGCTCTCCATTTTCATCGCGACCTAACCAGTGACCGACAAAATATTCATGCGTTTCTTCATTAGTGATTGGCTTTGATAGAACTACTTCACCAGCTCCATTTTTAATATCAATGACAACACCACGCGCACGCAGCCAATCGCCTGTAGTTTCTATCCACATGCGCCATGTTCTGTTCATTGGTATTGTTCTGAGGTCACGCCATTCAGTGATTCTGATTCGGTATCGCTTACCGGTTTCTGTTACTTCTGAGAGAGTTTTGAAAATGCCTTTGAGATTAGATTTGTGGAGACAGATATCATCTGTCAATTAGCCTCCTATTTTACCCTTGCGAAAATTAGTTTTGAGGCGTAGCCTAATAACGTTAACTCGTTAATTAATCAGTTTTTACCTAGCGGCCATCGTATAATGGCTATTACCTCAGCCTTCCAAGCTGATGATGTGGGTTCGATTCCCACTGGCCGCTCCAATCGTTTTATCAGCCACTTTATCCCAACTAACTCTCAACTCCATTGCTAAGTTTAGCTATCAACTCATTTTGCCAAACTTTGATATAAGCTGTTCCACGAGGGAAGCATCTCAATAATTTTTGATTCAATTTACTTTGAATATTTAAATAGTTCATCCCATTGAGCTTATGTCCTTTCTTTAATGACAGTAACTTACTATTGATATAACAATTGTTTTTTTCATCTAGCTTATGGTCTTTATGAAATAAAATACTCATTTTGTAATCTCTTAGCCGACAGCACTGTGATATTCAACATTCAAGTCATCAAGGCTAGCGTTACCTAAATCAGCCCAAAAGACAATCGTTGCCTCAGCATCCAACGCACACTCCGCTAACATTAGCTTTTCAAATGGCTTTCCATTCCATGTACCGGTAATGTTGTATACCGCTTCATCATTCATCTTAAAACCCCTTATGATTCCATGTGTTACTTGAATCCATATTTGCTTTTCCACTCAGCAATGATTGATAACGCTTTGTCACGCTTAGTGGGTATCACTGCGCTTTCAAGTTGCAAAACTGGATCAGGTATTTTCTCACCAGATTTAATACGATTAGCCATAGTCTTAAGCTCAGACGCGCAAAGTTTTATAACCTCTGAATCCGATAAGTTTCGACTTCGCATTTCTGAGTAAATTTTAGTGACCATCCAGTAACAAGCGCTCGACTGCCAATTAAATCTACGCCAACCTCGCTCTGAGCAATACTTCTTGAACACGTTGTATAGTTCAGTTTCAGTGGGCAATCCGAGCTGAGTAAAGTCTTCCTGTTTGCACCACTTGATGAATTGACCGACAGCAGGGAAAAAAGGCGAATCACTAGCCCTCGCGTGTCTCATTCCGTTTTGAAGTTGCTCGCGGGTAGTAATTCCATTTTCAGCAAAAGCGGCAATCCACTGGCGCTTAGCTGCTAGCTCGTCGCTTTCATTTTTGAATATGGTATTTACTGCAGCAGGAAAGATTTGTTTCAGGTTTCGGAATAGCACATCAACGAGTTGCTCAGCTTGTGGGCTTACTATTTTTTGCGGCGTACTGTCTTGAGCAATTTTAGTCAGTGCGCCTGCATCACGATTAGCAATTGCAGTTGCCAAATGAGGTTTCATATAAATTCATTCTCCCATGCTTCACGAGTATTCCAGCTTTGTGTTGGCTCTTGCTCTACAACTCGTTTGTTTCGGTTTGGTTGCTGACTTTGAATGGCTAAAGTCGCCCATTTTTTGCGAAGTTTTGCAGGAGATAACACGACGCTACACCAGAAGGAATCGCGGTTAGCCCATTGGAATAATCGGCAAATATCTTTGTGTGAATACCCGTCTAGTTGGCGCATCAAGCGAATATCATTAGCCCATGATGACCAGTTTGGCTCTTTGGATGTAGGACTGATTATCAACACTTGCGAGTAAATCCATTGAGCTGCTTTGAGGTCATCAGCATTTCCCCACTTGTTACCTTTGGGAGAACAAACAGCGGCATTGGGATCAACCACTGAAATTTTTTCGGATGGTTTGTCAGGGGATTCGATAGAATTCTCTGACGATATATTATTTATTTCTTTTTTCTTTAAAGTATTTCTTTTGTGTGTCTCCAGATTAGAGACATCATTTGTCTCTAAGTTAGAGACGTTTTTTGTCTTCAAGTTAGAGACACTGTCTCTAGATTGATTTTTCCATGCTGAAACCTCTTTGTTAACACCAATTTTTTTACCATCAAGAATGATATAATTCATTGAAAGTAATTCATTCTTTGCCTTATTAACGTTCTGCCTTGATAGTTTGGTCATCTCAGCTAATTGAGAGTCAGATATTCGATCGCTTTTCTTTCCAAAACCATAAGTTTTACGAATTAACGCAAGCATGACTCTAAATTGCCTTGCGGTTAGGTCACAGCACATCAGCGATTCAAGTAACTCGTTGGCAAGCTTTGTATAGCCACTGTCCAACTCTGCCATTCTTGGTTTCTCCGGCTTAACGGGAAATTTAAATACCTCCGCTGTATTCATAGCGACCTCCATATCGATTTGTGATGTAACTCATTTTCATTTATAATTACCTTGTGAAATTAAATAATTAATGCGCCTCAGTTGCTCCAACAACTGGGGCGTTTTCTCGAGTAAGCAATCGTGAAAGCTCGCCAATTTGCTTCCACAAAAATCTGTATTCCTCTTCACTAATTTTCTTTTCACCCGGCAAAACAAAATCAATTACCCCTG